GCTTACCGGCCCGCTGTTTGTGAGCAGGTCACCGACATAGAACTTGGCAAACTGCGCGATGCTCGTCTGCGTTGCCGGGACCGTCATGCGAGTGAGGATGACGGTTGTCCCCACTACCCAGAGCGCATCAGTACCTCCGGGTAACACCCAGCAGCCGCGTACACCGCCTGTATCCGGTATCGCAATGCCGCTGGTTGTGATGCTGAAATCGAAGATGGCATTGAGGCCCGGCGCTCCAAGTAATGCAGTGGGCGTCTTGCTCTTGTCGTCCTGGGTGACCTCAACAAACCAGTTGATAGCCTTCTGCGAGTCCTGATACGGGTCCGGCGCGTCATACGCCTGGCCCACGAAACCGATGTCGCCTCCGTCACTCATCGGAAGCCGCCGTTCAGGATCCATCCCGCGTCATAGCGCGGGCCGACGAGGATGCCATCGTAGTTGCTGACCGGTGTCGGCACGGCATTGAGCGACTTCACATGCGTCTGGGCCGACTTCCAGTTCGCTTCCATCGTCTGCGTCCATGCCTTGCCGTACTCGGGGGCAAGCTCCTTAGCGAGTGCCCACTTGATCCAGCGCACATATCCCTGCGGTACGCTCACTTGCTGCGTGAGTGTCGCAAGGTTTGTGAGAATGTTGTCCGTGAACAGGTGCAACTGACCTGCCCCGGATGGGTTCTGATAAAAGTACAGGTTACCCAGCGGATACGTCGGGTTGTACCACATGGCAATCGGCCACGGCGCCGAGATGCCCTTGTAGCCGATGGCGTTGTACTGCTTCTGATCGACCGACTGAATCGGGTAGTCGAGTCCGCTCGTGCCAGCCGTTGTGATGCGCGTGAAGCTGTCCGTGACCCGCAGGGGTCTCTGCATCTTGAAGTCGCCGGGGATCGTGTAGGCGATCTGCTGGATGCCGGGAGAGAGGTTCGCGGCAGCCGACATCACTGCTGTTCCGGCGCCCGGATTCGTCGACAGGATCGTCGTTCCAGCTGGAATGCCGGCGCCAGTGATATCTGCGCGTGCAATAAGATCCGCGGGGATCGTTGCACCTGTGATGTTCGGCGAGCCGTTCGTCACGATGCCGGGGAAGCTCCCGGCAGCGTAGTTTCCTACTGTGTACTGGTACTGACCTGACACGAACGTCAGCACAGTTTCGGTAGAGGCCGGCACACTCGACTGATCCGTGCTCCACGAGTCGAGCAACTCGTTCAGTGTGTCGAGTGCATCCTGTGCGTCGTCATTCGCAAGCGTTTCACCAGGGGCATAGGAGTTGATCCGCTTGAGCGCACCCAAGATGAGGTCATTTGCAGTAACAGCCATTACTCGTAGAACACGCTGATGATGCCGGAGCCAGCCGCCACCGCCGTGTTGTCACTGTCGGCTGCCAGGTTGGTCACCGCGGAGTAGAGCTCGCCTGCTTTGCTCACACCGTCCGGCCACGACTGCAGCACATTGCCCGTTGTGGTACCGAGGGCCGGTAGTTCGATGGTGATGTCTGGCACGGTCGTACCAACCGTTGGTGCGCCGGCAGATGCTGTTGGGATGAACCAGTAGAACTTCAGGAAGATCGCGGCCGCTGTTGTGTTGAGCGCGGCGATTCCCTTCAGCGTCGCCTGCCCCTCCTTCAGCTTCGTGAGGTTGGTGGTGTTCGCCGTTGTGAGCTTGCGGATGCCTGCGGCCATGGCGTCACGCGATTGCCGTGGGGATCGAAGCCTGCGTGTCGTAAGCAGCGCGATCGACCTGGATCAGGTACGTCTCCGCCGCAGGGCCGATGGCACCACCCGAGGCGTTCATGTAGGTCAGTGCAAGCGTGTCGTTCGCACTCACACGCGCAGCTACGATGGCGAGACCAGTCTGCGCCGATGGCTTCGTGACGCCAGTGACCACATCGATACCCGCGCGAAGGCCAGGAACGGTGATCGTGCGCTCGACAGCGGTGTTTGCGCCGACGTTGGTCGTCACGGTGTTGGCGACCTGAAGGATGAAGGAACCCGCGACGTTCCCGAAGGAAAGATTGGATGGACCGGGCATGAGAAGCTCCTAAGAAGATGCCCCGGCTCACAACCGGGGCAATGTCGATCAGGTTCAGACAACGGCCGTCGGTGCGAACGCGTAGGTCGTGCTGCCCGGCGGACGCGTGCTCTGGTTGAAGCGCGCAACCGTCAGCAGGTAGAGACCTGTGAGGGGCACCACGGCACCCGCGGTCGGGTTGACAAATTCCAGGAAGAACTTGTCATCGATCGCGGGATCGACGCGGGCGTTGGCCACGACGACGCCGGTCGTCATGCCCGGAGGGTTGACGCCGATGATGACGTCACCCGCCTTGATGCCGGTGGCGGCTGTGACCTGCGAGACACCGTTCAGCCCGAAGGACTGTTCGGCCGTGGTGATGGTCGCCACCGACAGCGGTGTGAGGTTCACCGCAATCGTCTGGATGGTGACTTCTGGGCTGTAGGGGCTCTGCGTGTTGACCGTGGTGATCGTGGCAGGACCCGGATTCACTGAAGGCATGTTTGTTGCTCCTTAACCGGCCACGCGGACGGCCATGTTGCGATACAGGCCAGCCCAGCCGTACAGAACGTCACAGCGGGTCGGCATCGCGTCGTTGTTGATGGTGTAGGCCGTGACCATGCGCATCGAGAGACCGATGTCAGAGTCATTGGCGCGCGCGGCGCTCTCCACGCCCCGAGGCAGCGGCAGATCCGCCGACGCGAGAGCGAAGGCCGTCTTGTGATAGACGATGCCCTGCGGGGTCACCTTGTTCGCGTTCACGCCAGCCGCTGCACCGTTGACCGTGATGGCCGAAGTCGCCGTGAAGGCCGACGTCGTCACCGCGTTCTGGAACTGGCCGCCGGTAATGACACACTCGCCGATCAGGATCGATAGCGCGCCCGCGCCGCTCGAGGTGTACACACCCGTTGCCGCGTTGAATGTACCGCTCGTGAGTGTTGCTGCCGCGAACGACGGGCCTGGGGTTGCCGAGCCGATCGGATTCGGCACGTAGCCACCGGGCGGGAGCACGACGAACTGCTTGAGTGCATTGCCGTACTGAGTGCGACTCTGCGGATTGGCCGGGAACACACCCGCGATCTGGATGATGTCGCCGACCTTCACCACGCCTGTGCTGTTGGTCCAGCCGTTCGTCTGGATGAACCCATTGTTGGCCCAGCCGGTCGTAAGGAACGCCCCGCCGGTATTCGCGGTCAGCAGCGGAGTGCCGCCCTGCGCGCCAGTGGTGAACGCCACGACGTTCTGATCGCGATACCAGTCGAGGCCCGCGAAGTTCTTCGCGATGAAGCCGCGACGAACGTAGTCGCCGATCTGCGCCTGCGGATTGAACAGTCCCTTGATGCCATCCACCGCCGCAGCAGCGGAGAGCGGATCCAGCACGCAACGACGGCTGTCGTCCGCCGGGCATGCCTCCATGTCCAGGATCGCATTCGCCTGGGCGAACGTGAGGAACGACGCAGGCGCCACGGCTGGTGTGCCGACGCTCTGCGCGGTCAGCTGAAGGGCTGCGAACAGACCGTCCGAGTCGATGCGGTTCGCAACCGTCTGAACCATCGGATTCAGCACGCGTGTCTTGAAGAGGTCCATCGACAGCAGAAGGTCTGCGGTCGTGAACTGCACGTCGACATGGAACTGGTTGTTGAGCGAGACCGGCAGAAAGGTCTCGTTCGTGTCCTCGACGTTCAGCGGTGGGCCAAACGTACCGAGGTAGCGGGGCGGGCGGCGGATGTTGACCGTCGCACCGATCTTGGCTTCCTTGATGGCGAACTCGTCGGAGTATTTCTTCTCCACGCCATCGGCGAAAACCAGCATGTTGTCGAGGACGAGCAACCCCGTGTTGACGATGTAGCTCGTATTCAGCAGATTGTTACTCAAGGCAGTAGCTCCAGATGAGGGGTTAACCTCACCGGCGCGCGGCGCGGGCGACCCTTTGCTGTCGCTCGTATTCGCGCAGCTCCTGCACACTCATCTTCGATGGGTCCTTGGTAGTGACCGCCGTCGCAGACGCGTTCAGGGGCGTGATCGGTGAGGGAGCGCGGGAGACCGGCGTCGCATCCGTGCCCTTTTCGGGCTCGGCGTCTTTCGCCTTGGGCTTTACGAGGCGGTCTTCCAGTTTGCCGATCTCGGCGAGGGCCCGAACCGGCGGCAGTTTGGCGATGCGGTCGAAGTCATCCGGGTGCTTGGCGAAGTGATAGCCCAGGCGCACGCCCATCTCCCCGCTCGTGGCGAGGTAGACCGTGATGTGCGGGGGCATGTCGAGATCGCAGCTTTCGATCACCTCGGCGTAATCGGGAAGCTCCTTCATCACTTTCGCGATGTTGCGGTTCAGCTCGGCCTGCGCTTCGGCAGCCTTCTGTTCCCGCGCTTCCTGATCACGCTTGGCTTCGCGTTCTGCGAACTTCTTCTCAACCTTGTATTCCGCCAGTGCTTCGGCGTATTCCGCGACCGTTTTGAAGTCATCCGGGTTGGGCTCTTTCGAGTCCTTCTCGGCTGCAGGCCCTGACTTCGTACCCTTCAGCGCTTCGATTTCCCGCTGCAGGGCTTCTGCCCGCTGTCGCTCTGCCGTCAGCTCGCTGTAGGTGCTACGCGCGAACTCCTCGGCCTCTTTCATCGCTCGGTGCTTCTTCCCGATCTGCTTGCGCACTCGTTCGGGAAGGTCCGCATCATCCTCGTCCTCATCCACTGCGACTTTCGCCGCCTCATCGACCTTGTCAGCTTTGACCTCTGCGTCCTTCGCAACGAACTTGCCGTCTTCACCGCGCGGCTGCTCCTTGGCAGGCTCCGCCGCAACTGCAGCGTCGGCTGCCTTGGCAATCGCTTCCGCGGGCGGCTTGAACTCCGGCACCTTGCCGGTCTCGACGAGCTGCTGGAAGTTCTCAGAGGTCACGACTTGCATACATCATCCTGCGCATTACGCGCCGTTGGTTTTCCGATCGGTTTGGCCGGCCTTGATGGCCTTGTCTGCAGCTGCGGCTTCGTGGGCTGCCTCCACGCGGGTGTTCAGTAACTGTCCACCCACCTTGATCTCTGCGACATCAAGCGCGGTGTCGCGCTGGATATTCGCCACATGAACTTTTGCAGCGACGTTCTTCTGAACCTCGTCCTGCCAGCCGGCGTAATCGCGCTGGCTGTTGAGGTCGTCGGTGCGCGCCTTGGTCTCCGTGTCGTGCGCCTTGCCCGTGGTCTGGATGAGCGTGCGGCGGGTCTGACCTTCGTCCTTCAGCTTCTCGATGTCGCCGTGGTACTTGATCTCAAGTTGCGCCTGCTGCAGCGCCTGCTGGGCCTGCTGCAACTGTCCCTGCAGCGATTGGACGATGGCCTGCGCCGGCTTGGGCAGCGCCTTCATCGCCTCTTCCATGCCCTCAGGCGTGCTCGGCGCGATCGAGTCGGCAAGCTCATCAGCACCCGCAAAGTCCATGTTGCGCACGATGAGATCCGGGCGCGTCTTCACGATCACTTCGCCCAACGGGGTGTTGAGCAGTTCGAGCATCGATTCGGCAGACTCTTCGCGCTTGGTCTGGTAGCCAGGCCCCGTGTCCATCACGACGTCGTAGCGACCCACGGTCAGGTCGTTCTTCACGCGCCAGATGGATTGACCCGACTCGTCCTGCTCTTCGGTGCGCTGGTTGATGCCGGTCATCGTGGGCACGCCGTCGTCCCCGATGATTCGCTGCATCCGTTCGGTGTCGTAGTAGTACGGGATCAGCTCGAGCAGCAGGATGCCGGTCCACATGATGGCCAGCATCTGGTTGTCGTAGTACTGAAAGTGAGTCAGGTCGGCCATTCCCTGCCGACGCTGCAGGTATTTGTTGCCGGACATGATCCGGCCCTGCATCTCAGGGTTTTCCTGCGGCATGCCCGCGATGCCCATGAGATCGTGCTCGGCGCCCTGAGCGGCTTCCGACATGCCGGCCTCTACCTGGGCGGGCAGCGTCCTCTGCGGAAGAGGCAGCGTCTCACCGTTCGGGCCCTGGATTGCTTTCGCGAGCAGCACCGAGTAGCTACGTTGGTTGGCGTCATTCCACTCCGGGTGACCCTCGACGGTCTCCTCGTATGCAACCCACGGCGCTTTGGGAGTCAGCGCATACCTTTCCGTCTGCGCGGTTCGCCAGTAGTTGAACATGCGCGCCGGGTCCATCAGGTCCTTGACCATGCCCTTGCGCTTCACCATGCCGTTGACGTCGAGGACATTGCCCTCGCAACGGATCACCGGGATGTGTTTGCCCGGCAGTGTCTTCTTGTCGACAACCTTGCTACCGTTCAGACGGAACCACTGCACTTCGCAGCGCGTGGTCTTGCGCTTGGCGATGATCGTAAGACCGATCGCATCGATGATCGGCTTCGATGCCAGCTCCGATTTGAGCTTCACCGAGCCATCCGACATGCGGTAGAGCTCGTCCTCGACCTCGTGGATGCGGAAGTACTCGGCGAGGCGGATGTTGGTCTTCGTCTCCCAGAGCAGCGCCATGTCACCCGGGGCATCGGCCTGCCAGTCGCAGTTCTTGGCGGTGGGATAGCGGCGCTTGTATTCCTCGCGCGTCATCGTCTCGCTGATGAGACACCAGCGCTGGTCCTCACCGGCCGGCATCACCGCTCCCGGATCCATGTACACCGTGAAGGTGTTGCGGATCGGAAGGATCTTCAGCTCCTGCTCGAAGCTCTTTTCGTCGATGTAGTCACCGACGATGCGCCAGTAGCCCCAGCCAATATTCACGGCGCTGATGACGCCGGTGTCATAGGCCACCGAGGCGTTGCTCAGGGTCTCGATGTGGCGGATCAGGCCGTTGACGGTGGCTGCGGTGTCGATGTCCGCGCCGTCCCCCACCGGATGACACTTGATGCGCGGGCGCTGCTGGCGAAGCTGGTTCTCGACGCGCCGGCAAAAGGTATTCGTGTGATTGATGGTGAGCGCGGGACGCTGCTCGACCGTGCGGGACTTCGCGATCTCCTCGTCCCATTGGTTGCCGTCGCGGAACTGCAGGGCGTTGAGACCCTCGATGCGGTTCTGGCTCTCGGCGTCCTCGCAGAGCTTCAGGCGTGCCGCGGCTTCGAGGAAGATCTCCTCGTCAGTCTCGGCGGGCTTGTCGCTCTGGTCGGTCACGACAGCTCGCGCAACCTCGCGGCCGTGCTCATGAGCGTGAGGCGCACCTGATTGGCGACGTCATCGGCGCGCGACTGGCTGTCCATCTGCCCGCAGCGAAGGGATGCAGCGGTTTCGAGTGAGCCTGCGAGCTCCGGCGCGATACGCCGGACATCATCGATGAAGTCCGCAGCCTGGATCAGGTAGGGCTTCAGAGCTTTGGGGGCTTGAGACTCAGCATTGCGCAGGGCTTGCGCAAGGTCTTCTGAGTCATCCGGCGGGACGAAGTGCATGGATCACCGTGGCCCCGGAGGGCAAGTTCCAACTGGAAGTTGTCGAACCTGCGAGTTGACCCACTCGCCACGGGAAGAAACATCGAGACGCATCAGCAACCAGTGACATAGCGGGACGAACCCATTTCCAGCGCTGCCGATCACTGAGGCGCGTCGTACTCTAAACCTCGGCAATTCAAGTCGCAATGAGAAGTCAATCGTTCTTGTGAAGCGTGCTCACAATAATTCCCTCAAGGCGCACCCGGCATGCCTCTTCGCCGGTCTGCGTATTCTCTAGCCATATCTCACCGGTCTCGGGATTCTCTCTCACGATCCAGTCCGTCATGTCATTTGCCCCTTCGCTCATTTCCTATCCCATCCACCCCTGCGGACGCGCTCCAAGCGGGCGAGCAACAGGCTTCGGGGCGGCCTTGTTCTGCACGATCGCAAAGCGCTTCATCATCATCGCGTAGCGGCTGGCACTGATGAGGTCGTCGCCCTTCTTGACGATCAACCCATCCTTGCGGTGGTAGAGATTGAACTCTTCGAACCAGTCGTTGAGGTGGCTGAAGACCTTGAAGCGGCCCGTCTGCATGCGATCGAGCATCTCCATCACGCCCGCCTCCACGCCGTTCGTGCCATCTTCAAACGTCGCACGGTTGGGCATCATGCTGAGGCCCTGGTCGGCGTACTGCTTCGCGAGCTGCTCGCCGGATCCTTTTTCGTGCTGGAGTCCGTCATGGGGCCACGCCCATGGCAGCCACTTGCCCCACGGCAGAATGGAAGCCGCGAATAACGCGGGCGTTTGCTCACGCTGGCGGTGAGCAGCCGTAACGTAGAGCGTGTCGCTATCGCGGTCCCACGCGTGTTTGACGGCGGCACTCGGATGATCCCAGCCAAAGTCGAGCCCACCGTTCTGAACCCAGTGCGGCGGGATAGTGAAGGCTTCACACCGAATCTCATCGTCATCGATGGGGAACACGCGACCACTCCCCAGCTGCGGAATGCCCTTCGTGCGGGCCTTGCGTTCGTGCGCCGGATAGCTTGCGATGATCTGCGCGCGTTGCTCGGGCGTGTAGTGCTCGGCATCGTTGATATCCATCATCGTGAGGTGCGTGTTCTCTGGCTTGTCCAGATAGAACCGCTTCACAACATTGGAAACGCCCATGAGCGGCGTGAGTGTGGTCATTACCGGACCGAACGTCGTGTTGGTTCGGGTGATGCCCTCGAAGTAGATGTCTTCGGGAGGCTCCTCGTCGAACCACACTCCATCGACCGTGTCCGCTTGCCATTTGCTGCGCCCCTGGTCGTAGGTGGCTAGCTGGACGGAGGAAATGCCGCCTGAGATATGGCGGACATTGATTGTGGCGACAGCATCCGGAACACCCTGCCGTCTTGCCCAATCCACAACATCTGATTTTGGGATAGATCCTGTACCCCACTCAGCCTCGTTCTCAGGGGGGCCGAGCAGAAGTCGCTGAATGCCTTTGCGCGTGAGCTCCGCGGACTCCGAGCCGGCAAGCCAACGTACTGTGCGATCAAATCGCTTCCCCACCCACCAGTCAGGGTACTTTCCGGTGAGATGCATAGCGACTTCGAACGCGGCAGACAGCGTCTTACCGAGCTGATTACCTGCCATGAGCATGCGCTCACGGTAGCGGGCGCCGGCAGCGTGGAACTCGCGCTGCTTGGGATATGGCGCATAGTCAATTAACCGACGTCGGCTCTGGCGGCGTTGCAGTTCCTTCTCGAGCTGCGCCAGAAAGGCGGCTTCGGAGTAAGGCAATACCTGCGGTGAGTTCAGCATCGGTCAGATCGTCCAGAGGCTGCGATTGCTCCACCTGCTTGGGCATGAGGGATGCGATCGCCTTGATGTAGCCGACAGGGTCTTTCTCGCGTGCGGCAACGATGGCGGCCTTCCCGTCCTTGTCGAAATCATCAGCCAATGCACTCAGGAAGGCGCCCTGCAGGCGATTGCGTGACGCCTTGGGCTTGCCACCAGGGTTACCAGATTCGCCCGGCTTGAACGGCTTCAGGTTATCGATTGGATTGCTCATGCCACTGAATCTGAGAGATGCAACCCGTAATGACGCAGGGTGAAAAGCCGCCAGTGCACAAAGTCGATCTTCCCGTCGTCTGGAATACGCAGACCAGCCCCGAAATAGCACCAATGCCGCGGCATGACTCCCTTCGCTATCCAAGCTGAGCGGCGCATCTGTGCATCAGCCGTTGGGAAGGTGATCAACCCCGACGCAGAGCTATGAACTTGCTGTGTCATGCCGCCCTCAGGTCATCCCGCACGATTGCCACATCCGCTTCCTGCACGATGATGTGACGCTCAGTGCCCACCATGACCTCGGGGAACATGTAGCCCTTGCCGTCGAAGATGTTCAGGCCACCGAGCTCTACGATGTCGCCGGGCTTCAGCTCTGTAGGCTGGAAGCGCTTGGAGTAGTCCATGAGCGAGCGCGGGCCCTTGGGACCGGCCTTGTACTTCTTGGGGTGGCAGCCGGGGCCGACCGCAACCACTTCGCCTCTCACAGGTCGTCCGTGACGAATGGCGATGATGATCTTCGAGGCGTCCCACTCCAGGGGCTTGAGCAGGATCCGGTCACCCATCATGCGCAGCTGGCCGTTGACGATCTCGGTCATCAGTGACTCCCGCTCACAAGCGCGAGGCGCACCGCGCCGGCAAGCGTGCTCTCGGCAGGCTGCGGAACGTCCCAGTCCTGGGGCCGGTGATATGCGAGCTGGTAGTGGTCGCAGCCCCGTCCGCACCCCTGATGCTTCGCGAACCAGTCGTCCGCTCGCTTCATGCTTGCGGCTGTGTACTGGACATCGTTGCCTGCACGCTCAGCCAGGCATAGCGCATCCTCGAGATTCTGGTGATGCGAGCACACAAGGAACAGGCGGTTTGCGCTCATCAGCACTTCTTTCCGGGCTTCTTTGGCTTCAGCAGGTCTCTGAGTTTCACGGTGTCTTCCTGCGTTGGGTTACGGTGCGAGCTTTACTGCTGGGCAGTTTCCGTATTCCGAATAGTCCTCGGTTGCGCCCTTCCCGCGCGTGATCTTGTTCGCGGTGAGCGTCACAGAGCCGAGCTTCACGGTGCTGTCGCAGTTGATGGCGCCCTGACTCGATGAGGCGCCCTGCGTGTTCACGTTCGTCAGGGTGTTGCCGCTGATCGCGATCTTCGTGTCGGTGTCCGAGATGAAGTTCATGCGAATGCCACTGAGCGTGGTATCGCTGATCAGGTTGCTCGTGATCGAACCCGAGACCGTGCCGTCCGAGAGGTTCAGGCCGTAGCGACCGCCCGCGGTGAACGTGTTGTCGTGGATGTTGAAGTTCCGGACACCGTTGCTCCACGCATCGTAGGTCTGAAGCAGGTTTCCGCCGGTCACACGCGTGACAGCACTCCATGCGATCTCGTAGGGGCCGTTCTTCCCGTCGCCACCATCGAGGTAGATCCCGTGGTTCTCATTGCCGCCTGCGATGTCGTGGATGTAGGCGCCTAGGATCGTAACGTTTGCGCCGTGTCCCGCGATGCCCGCGCACTTCATCCCGCTCGGTGCGACAGGCCACGAGAGGTCGACGTTCACGATGTGCCAGTTGTCCGCCCCGTATTGCAGGTTGATCGGGCAGCCGTCCGATGCGCCCTTGGGTGAGCCGATGATCGTGAGGCCTGAGATTGTGACGTTTGGCGCCTGCCCCGTGTGCACACTGTCCGGCCCCTGGATACCGCCGCCGGGGTTGCCCGAGTAGGTCACCTGCTCGCCGGGGAAGCTGACGATGGCGACATCGCCGCGACTCAGGAGCCGCGCCCAGCGGCCGCCATATCCCACGTCCGAATAGCTGCCGCCGCGAACGACAATCACATCACCGGGCGAATACGCGCCCAAGGCGCCGGAGCGCTCGCTGGAGCCCTGCAACTTGCGCCACGGCTTCGTGGGGTCGTTCTTCGCCGCGGTGCCGTCGTTGCCCGTCAGCGAGACGTACAGGATGCTCCCGGCGCCGATCTGGTAGCTGAGCGAAGTGACGTTGCCGTTCACCGCGATGGTGCCGGCGCTCGTCGGGATCACGCGCGCGCAGTCGAGTGCGGGGTTCGCCGCTTGGTGCGCAAGGATCTGCGCCGGCACGCCGCCGATCGCAAGGCTTGAGATCTTGTCCTTGCCACACACCGTGAGCGGTGCACCCGCCGGTGCCTTCGTCAGGTCGCTGAAGAAAACCCCGGTGGGTCCCGGGGTCGGAGTGGGTGTCGGTGTGGGAACTGGCGTCGGTGTTGGGGTCGGCGTCGGCGTGGGCGTTGGATTCGGTGTGACGGTCGCGACATAGCGCGGCGTCTGGCAGGTGTAGCTGGTCGATGTGGTGGTGGCGTTCGGGATCTTCGCCTGGCAGGCAAGCCATGCGGCTTCCTGCGTGCTCCCCTTCACCGTTTCCTGCGTGGTCGATCCGCGCAGCAGATTGACGCGCCACTCACCCGATACCGTCGCCAGTACGGGAGAGCTCGCAATCAGGGCCGCAATGAACGCGTGGATTCGCATGGATTTCAGGTGACCTTGGTGGCGCCGGGCGGGCCGGCTTTGACCGGCAGCGGCGAGGTGACGACAGTCTTCGATTACGCGCGCCGCGATCAGCGACAGGAAAACGCAGAGTATCGCGAGCGTGGCCTTCATGGCCTTGCATCTTCGCAGTTCGCATCGTGCTTGAAACTAAGCATTTTGCTTTGTTTCACGTGAAACCGCTTCGCGATGTTGTCGACGAAGCTCCGACTGCAACCGAAGTCCGCCATGATTTGCTTCGTTGAGTTGGCCCAGCGCAAACGCAGTCGCCGGAGGATCTCGGCTTCGTCCTCGGTGGTGTATCTGCGTGGCTTCATGCGATCTGTTCCACATACACGCGTGTCCCACGCATCCCGCCGACAATCTGCTTGAGCTCCGGCTCTCCGATTACGGCCGGCGTGTCATCCGCGATGATGCCTTCCTGCACCAATGCGTCCGTCAGGAATTTCGTGCCACCGCGAAAGTTGTCGGCGTCCAGAACTCTCCCGCCGTAGCGCTCGATGCGGATTCGCGCCTTGGCCCACTTCGGCGGTATCCAGATCTGGGCGCGGCGAATCGCTGCCCTCGTGAGCCACAGCCAGTCCTGACGAATCCGATTGTTCTTCGACCAATGGCCTCGAAGCATCGTGTTGAGCGAAGGCGTTGGTTCGTCGAAGACCAGAACAATCACGGCGCCTCTCCGTAAATCCTCGCGTAGGCTTCCGCCATCGTTTCCGGCTTGCGGGTGGGACCACGCCAGGCAATCGCAGGGTCGAGCTCCATCACGGCGAGGCGGATGCGCTCCTTGCGCGACTCCGCTGTGGTGTCGCCGTCCCAGAGGTTCGTGATTCCGCAGCGCTTGGCGAGCTCTGTTTCGCCGTCGAAGAACACAGGTTTCATGTGACCTCCGCGATGAGCGCTTCGGCCTGCTTCATGCAGCCGTCCCAGCAATCTTCCTGTTCCTTGATCGGTACACCGTCCTCCGTGGCCGACGCGAGCATCAGTTCGACCCAGCGATTCTTGAACGCGACCAGCGTGTTCACGTTCGCTGTGAACTTCGGATTGCTTGGCTCCGGCGGATCACCGTAGCGGCGCGGGCTCTTGGGAACTTCGGTCGTGATGTACTTCAGCAGCCGGCGATTCCCGAGCAGCTCCCACGGGCCCATCACCGGGCCTTCGAGAGCGGGATGCGCTGGCAACGCCGGGCGATCGGGAACGTCGTCGGCATGCCCCACAGTTCGGCAGAGCTTCATGAACTCTGGCAGCGTCGGCGGGTGTCCCTTGCCGCTGTAAAGCATCCGGCGCATGCCTTGTGCGAGCTGGTAGTCGTTCAGCATCGAGATGCCTAACGCCCATTCTTGCGGAGGCTCCTCGCCGAATTTACTGATCAGGGACGCGCCGAAGCAGCCCAACAGGCGATCCCATACCTGGTTCGCCCGATCCGCCGAATTGCTCGCTGACCACTCTGCCATTGCCGTTTCCGTTCCGAAGTTTCTCGCGCGCACGCTCAACCGCCGACATCTGCGGTTTGGGCGGGGCGCGAGCGAAGTTGAGGCCGCGTTCGATGTGGGAGACATCGCGCAGGAAAAGCCCGATGTCGTCGTAGACGGTTCGCTGATCGTTCTCGCCCATGTGGTGTGGCGAGAGCTTGTAGCCGGAGATGGCGGAACAGACGGTGGCCTCGTCGAACGACGCGAGCGCCGCTGCGATGATCTTCCGGCGCTTGGCGTCGAGTACGGCTCTCGGGTGCCTGAACTCCTGGCGCCAGTGATCGAAAACCCTCTCAGCAGGGCCGGCGTCCCGCTTCTGCGGGACAAAAGACTCCGAAGGAGTCTTCTTTTTCTTCTCTGTATCTGATCTCTGTTCTCTGACTCTGAGAGCGTTAGCTTCCCGTTTCAGAAACGTTTCATGGTCAGAATCACGCTTCTTGGCATTGCAGACACGGCAAAGAGTTTGGAGATTTTCCGCATCGCTTGTTCCGCCGTGAAGTTCGGACACGATGTGGTCAATCGTGATGTCTTCGGACGAATGGCACGCGACGCAAGCATGCCCATCTCTTTGAAAGACCTGCTCTCTTACCTGAGGATGAATCCACTGTTGCTGCGGTAGTCCAGCCTCCTTTCTGCGTTGCCGGTGCCTCTTTACTCGCTCATATGAAGCGTCTGATTTGTACTGGCGCTTATCCCACTGCTTGATCTTATTGGCTTCGTCTAAGAAGCCTTTCGTTCTGAAGATCTCGCGGGTCCTGGTCAACTCGTCAGCGCTGATCCGAAGCGCGCACGCGAGTTCTTCATCGTTTAAGCGCTCGTATTCGCCGCTACAGTGCAGACAAAGAAACATGACGAAACGCCTCTGTAACGTTTCATCCATCGACTGCACTTTGGGATCCGTGGAGAACTCGCCATACATGCGGAACCACTGCATGTGGTTACGCCTCCGGGAATGCCGCGTGCGACGCTCTTGGGTTGCGCCCGTGAGCCGCTGCTAAGGCAAAAAAAAGCACGGTCAGCTCATCCGGCGTTTCGGGAAAAGCGAGGTACGAAGCGATTCGCCCCGGGGACTATTGAGCACCTTCGCCTCAAGCAACCGATTTAACGGAAGGCGTGAAGGTTTCTCGCAATGTGAAGTCGCGGATTGCTGCTGTGCGGGCTGAGATATTTTTCGCATGGTGAGCAGTAACTAGGCGTTGATGTGACGACGAGAGCGCGCAGCCGAGCGGCCGAAATCCACGAGCTCCCTTTGGGGAGT